GCTCGATATGATGACGCGTTAACGCTTTTAACATCAAGTTCCGCAACCCCCCTTCATAGAATCCATCCATCCCTTCAAAATCAACTACCGAAAATAACTCATCAAGTGCTATCTCAGAGAAGTAAGAGAGAAGATTATCAGTCGACTTTTTATAGTCTCCCGAAAGGAATCTCGTCGTTTCGTCATAGTTAGCAAAAAGTTCTCGGACAATGTCCTCGGTTAACGATTCACCGACTAATCGGAATGTTGGATGATCTTTCAGAGTATTCCATAGAAACTTCTGCATCGGTTGCAACACATAATACGTCTTGGCGGGCCCAGCTGTTATACAGCGGACCTTTAAAGATTCTGGTAAAGCAACAACCCTTGTACGGGGTGCCTCCATGAGTGCTTCCTCAAACATTATTTCATTGATCTGTTCATGTCGTTGCCGAATTCTACTAGGATCAAGTTCCAGATAGAGACCATTTTTACATAAATCTCTATTTTCTTCCTGATCTTTTTCTAATTCAGCTCCGAATTCGTCTGATCTGTACTTCGAGAAGGTACCTTCCTTAAGTTCGAAAGGTGTTAACTCTTTTCCAGAATAGAATCCTAAAACCGCCGCTGCCTCGTCAAGACTACATTCTTCATTTCTTTCGTTACAAAGTTGCATCATTAACTTAGCTGCCTCGAAAATTTCCGATTCACTCTTCTCTTTTACTGAATAATATTCAGGATAAGACCCAAAGGACGATCGTGAATAGGTATGATTGGCAGCAGAAGAAGCCACACGCGGTGCTAAAAGATCATCCAAGGAAAATTTCTTTCCATGGAATACCTCACGCACTGTACGTCTTACTTCTGTTGCGATCACATCTTGATCGATTTTGTGTTTATAACTACACTTAACATCCATGAACGGAATATAACAAAATTCTCTAATAAGCTCAATATCATTGATTTCCTTGAGAACTCCATTAACATCCCACTTGGGTGGTGGTGTAGTGAGTAGAGTAAAAGTTTCCATCTTCGCGGCATCTAACAGATCGTCAGATACGGTCGGCGCAGCTCTCTTGATGCCATGCAACACACTATTCGAAAATAAATCTAACCATCGTTGATCATTCAAAACCTTCATCCTCAGAAACTTCTGGGGATGCCCATTAAACAATCTACGTGGATTTTTAAAGACTATACAATCGTTAGGCGGTGTTGGTATAACATCGTCATGAACGGCCGCAAAAAAAGCTGATAGTTTCCACTTTAAGAGTCCCACCCAAGAATCATTACCATATACGTAGACATACAAGGCAAATTCAAGGAAGGTTTTGTAATAACTCCTAGTGTATCGCTTTAATTCGCG